TAATCAACGATAAATCCCGTGGGAGAGTGACAAGAATGGTCAAGCAGCCGCGCGGTGGGCCGCAAGTCGAGGCAGAAGACGAAGAAGAAGAGCGGATCGAATACCAACTCACCGAGCCGATCAACGCTTATGGCGAAGATGTCAAGGTTCTCAAATTGCGCATGCCGACCGGCTCCGACTTGATCCGGGTGGGCAATCCAGTGGCGTTCTATCCCAACGCTGACCCGGTCAAGATCGAGCACGACATGCCGAAAATGGTGCAGATGATTGCTCGCCTTTCCGGCGTGCCGTCGTCATCCGTTGAGCGCATGAACCCACGCGACTTGATCGGCGTGGCCTGGGTGCTGTCGCCTTTTTTTATTCCGGCTCCATAGACCAAACGATCAACGCCTGCATCGATCTGGCGCTCATGTTCAAGTGCAATCCTTTCACGTTTCTCGACATGCCAGAACGCGAAGTCTTGGAGCTATATCGACTCACCACCGAACGGTTGAAGCAGACGAAGGATTAGCCGCAGGATGGCCGAAGAAGACACGATGCGACTCGTCGCCGAGGTCGTCGATAAATACAGCGGCCCGCTCAAGGATATGCAGCGCTCACTGCGCGAGCTATCCGACGTGGCGCGCGGCGCGCATGTTTCTGGCGCGAAGCACACCAAGGAGCACGAGAAGGCCTACGGAGAACTCGGCGAACGGATTGAACGCGTCAAGAAGGGCTTCGAGTCGTCCTTCGGACCCGCCTTGGCGACGGTGGGCATCACGGCGTTCTCGGTTGGCGAGGCGATCAAAGGCGTCGTCGAATCGGTCCAGCGGCTCGGTGAATCCTACAACGTCTTAAACGACGCATCGAAGCGATCCGGCCTGCAGATCGACGCGATCCGCGCCATAACGGTCGCATGGGAACGGCTCGGCATCGCGCCGGAACGTGCGACCGAATCTCTCGCCCGCTTCGGCGAGTTCATGGATCAGACCTCGCGCGGGGCATCGGACGCGAGGCAGCGCTGGGAATTGCTCGGCGGCGCATATCAAAAGCTCGGAGAGAGCCTGAAAGGTTTAGGTCGCGAAGATGCCATCAAGCGGGTGATGGAATATCTCTCGACGCACGACATCCCCTACGATCAGAAGCGCAAGTTCTTCGAGCAAATTCTATCGCTGCCGCCCGAGCTTGCCACCAAGAGCGCGGAGGAAATCCGCGAAGCGCTGGAAGCGGGCTACAAGTACGTCGAGGAACATCCATACAGCACCAAGAACGCCGAGAAAATCGATAAGGCGTTTTCCGACCTGCGCCTGACAATTCAGGGCGTGCAAGAAGACCTTGCCAACGCCTTCGGCCCTCGCCTCGCCGGTCTTATCGAGAGCGCTATCGGGCAAATTAAGGCTATGACCGCTGGCTTCATCGAGGCCGACAAGGTCATGCACCGCATCAAAGAGGGCAAAACCGATCAGCCGATGACGGCTGCGGAAGCGGTCTTTCGGGGGCGAGCGCAGAGTGCCGGCTGGCGCCAGCAGCTATCGCTGCAGGCCGTGCACGACCGCGTCTTTGGTCGTCGCACCCTGTGGGATGACATCCTGCAAAGCGGACGCGGTGCCATCCTCGCCGGGCGCGCGACCAGTGCGATTGGTGCTCCTGCGCTATCGCTGCAGGGTGTTCACGACTCCGTCTATGGTCGCGAGCAAAAGCAAAACATCTTTGAGGGTACGCTGCGGGCGCTACGCGAGTGGTGGTCCGGCGAGACTGGTGGCGATGCATCATCCGGTGACACTCAGGGTTTAGGCGGCCCGCAAGGCCCCGGTCATGGCCCGATGTTTCGGCGGGGCATTGGCAGCGGCGCGAGCCTTCCCGCACCGGGCGATGGCCCATCGTCTGCTGGCCATTACAACCCGGAAGGTGGGGGAGCTAAATTTCTGGCGGCGAAGCGCGCAGCATTCAGGAGAGAGCTTGATGAAAATCCCGGAACCCGAGAGTTGCTCGGCGGAGTTCTCAGTTCTGAAAATCCCGGTGCCGGTACTGCCGTTATCGAAAGTCTGTTTAACCGAACTGAAATGGTCAATCAGAAGCGCGCCATAAAAGGACTGCCTCCGTTATCTTTGCGCGACATGATCGTGGGACATCCGTCCATCGGCGGCGGCAAAAGCTTTTACGGCCCCATACGATCAGGTGTCATCCAGCAGCACTTGCGAAGAATGCGAAACGATCCGCGATACCGAGCACGCATGAATGCGCTGATCGACAGTGCGCTCTCGGGTTCAAACACCATTAAGGGATATACCGATCAAGGCAGCGCTGGCGATCCGAACTACATCAAGGGCGGCGTAGGCATCAACATCAACAGAGAGCGTTTCAATGATTGGGGCTTCCCCGGCTCTCGTGAGTGGCGGCTGCACCGGCAGCATGAATTTGACGCAGCGGAGGAAGCAGAACGGAAGAGAGGCGCCGACACGTTCGGCCCAGGAGGCCCAAAACCGCTGGAGCTTCTCAAACTCGGCGCGCAAGCCGGTCTGCTCGGCGGTGGGCAGACCGTCACGGGCGATGCGTCGCTAAGCATCGACCTCAACGGCTTCCCGCGCGGCACCCGGACAACGATGAACTATAGCGGCCTGTTCAAAGAAGTGCGCTTGAACCGTGGGCGCCCGATGGCCGTGGCGAGCGAAACGGCGTGAGCAACATTTTCGACTTCGCCTCGCCGTGGCGCTCGCGCTTGCTGCCCGGCTCTTTCAACGGCGTGCAATTTCACGTTGATGTCGGTGCCCGCTCCAGCGGGCGGCGCATCGCGCTGCATGAGTTTCCGAAGAGAGATACGCCCTACGCCGAAGACATGGGCCGCCGCGCGCGGCGCTTCTCTGTCACCTGCTATGTGCTCGGTCCTGACTATACGTTCAATCGCGACGCTCTGATCGAGCAGTTTGAGCAGGAAGGGCCGGGCCTGCTCGTGCACCCGACGTTTGGTGAACAACTTGTCGCAGTCGATCAATACAGCATCACCGAGCGGCGCGAGCGCGGCGGCGTCGCCGATTTCGAGATCACATTCGTCGAAGCCGGCAGCAACGCTTTCCTGGGCGCCTTTACCGACACCCAGAGCACGGTCGCGCAAGCCGCCGATGACGCCAAGACGGCGGCCAAGGACTCGGCCAAAACCAATCTCGAAATGATGCCGAGCGATATTTGATGAATAAGCGCGATCTCAACGAGGCAATGGCGACGATGCAGCCGGTGCTCACCGCCCTGCTCGCGACGCTCGGCGGGACATCCGGTGCACCCGGCGCGCAACTGCGCTTCACGTGCGGCCAATTGGCGGCCAACGGTGGGGCGCTGCTCGATGCTCGCAATCCAACTTTTTGGGATGACTTCGCCGATTGCTTCGACAACGCACGCCTTGCCGGCGCGACGGTCGCCTCTATGGATGCGGTGCGCGCTGCCGCGTCAGTCACGTCGCCGACCGGCATTCCCGCAATCGCGGTGATGAACTTCGCCGTCCGCATGGCGCTCGCCGAAGAGGCGCAAATTCTTGCGGCGACGACATTCGCCAGCCGGGAAGATATCGACAATTACTTCAATCAGATCAACGCGGCCTTCGACGACGCGGAGTCGGTCGCCGCCAACGCGCTCGACAAAGTGGCCTACCGCGCACTGATCGCGCTCCATGCCGCAGTGAGTGATGATCTCGCCAATCGTGCTCGACCGTTGCCACGCATGGTCAGTTACACTTTCCCGAACCGCATGCCGTCGCTGTGGATGGTGCAGCGTCTCTATTATGACGCATCGCGCAACGATGAACTGATCGGCGAAAACAAGCCGGTGCATCCGCTGTTCATGCCGTCAAGCGGCGTCGCCCTGTCGGCCTGATATGCCGAACCCGCAAGAGATTTGCGTCGTTACGGCGCTCGGCCAGCGCTACGACACCTGGGAAACGGTCGAAGTTCATAGAAGCACTGACGATATCATCGATCATGCGATGCTCACAGTCGCCGAGATCACCTCGCCGTCTGCCATGTGGGCGGCGCTCAAGTTGAAGCCGGGCGATCCGGCGCAAGTCTCCCTCGCGGGAAGGAAGGTGCTCGACGGCAAGGTCTATCTGCGACAGGCCGCTATCGATCCGAATTCGCACGCGGTGCAGATCGGAATCGCATCCAACGCACAGACGATTATTCCGACAACCGTCGAGTCCAAGCCGGGGACCTACAAGAAGCAGACAATCGAATCCATCGGCAAGGCCGTGTTCGGCAAGTACGGCGTTGCTTTCAAGGTGGTCGGCAATCCGACCGGCGCCATCCTGCCCTTCCCGCGAGTCAGCGAGCGCGTCGGCGAGACGTGCTTCTCCTTCATCGAGCGGCTGAGTCGGTTGCGCAATCTGTACATGATCGACGACGGCCAGGGCGGCATCGAGGCCTATCGCGGGCCGCAGGGCACGACGGCACCGCTGCAGGAAGGGCGCAACATCCTGCGCGCGCGCATCTTGTTGCGCAATGACGAGCACTTGGAAAACTTACAGGGCGTCGGGCAGACCTCGGGCGAGTCATCCGCTGATGCCAGCCGTGACGTTTCGGCGCAAACGACAATCCCCCCTGTGTTCGGCGCGACGGGGATGGTGCCGCGCTTGATGAAGTTCATCGTCGAGGACGCCACCGACAAGTCGAGCGCACAGATGCGTGTCAATCACGAAGCCAACGTGGTGACGTATAACGATGTTGACGGTGCAGTGACCGTGCCGGGCTGGCTCCGCGAGGATGGCTCTCTTTGGTTCGAGCATGTGCGCCACTTGGTGGTCGTCAACTCGCCGTCGCTCCTCCCCGGCGACACGATGCAATTCATGATCAAGGGCGTAATCCATCGGCAGAACACCGCTGATGGTACGACGACTGACGTGCTGCTCTGCCGAGACGATGGCAAGGGATCGGGCAAAGAGCCGTTGATAGACCAGGGGCCGTATCAGGAAGCGCCAGAGGCTAAGTCAGAATCGAGCGACCACGAATGAAGCATTCCACATCGCGCGATAGCGCCGACCGTCACGGCAACTCACTATCGCGCGCTTCACTTGAGCAAGCCGACGACAGCAAGCTCTTGCAACAGGTGCACATCCGCCTGTTTCACGATGAGCAGATGGACGAAGTCGAGCATCTGCAGCCCTACGGCTTCACATCGGTGCCTAAGAAGCCAACAGGCACCGGAATCATGCGGCAAGCAGCCGATGCCATCCTCGCCTTCCTCGGCGGGAATCGTTCGCACCCGATAGCGGTCATGATTGCCGACCGCCGCTATCGTCTCAACAATCTCGCGGAAGGCGAGGTCGCCTATCACGACGATCAGGGCAACCAGGTCTACTTCCAACGCGACGTGCTGGTGATCAACGGCGTGAAGGAAGTGCATGCGCAGGTCGGCAACGCGCATGTGCAGTTGAAGACCGACAAGCTCAAGGTGCAGTTCAACGATCTCAGCGTGACGATCAAGGACGGCAAACTTTTCCTGGGCAAAGAGGACGTGACGCACGCCGTGCAGACGGTCGATGGTCCGTCGCAAAAGGTCTTCGCCTCCATTGGCGAGACCGACAGCGCGATGTCCGCAGCACCAACCGGCAAACGGACAGCATAGATGCCCGACATTCGTCTGGTGCCCGTCGCCGCGCCCTACGCGGTGACCCTGGATTGGCTGCAGACACCCTCGGGCTTGCTCGACGAGACGCAGCAATTAGCGAGCGCCGTTCTGGTCGCGCTCAACACCGATGCGCTGGCCGACCCCAGCGAGGTGCTGCCCGATCCACGCGACGATAACCGGCGCGGCTGGTGGGGCGATCTCAACGCCGACACGATCTGGAACGGCTGGCCCATCGGCTCAAAGCTGTGGCTGCTCTCAAGAGCAAAAATCCTCGATGCCGGTGCGCGCGAGGGCGCGACGATCACGCGCATCGAAAACTACATCAAACGCGCACTGCAGCCTTTCATCGATAATCGCATCTGCTCGCGCGTGTCGGTCACTGCGACGCAGGTCACCGACAGCCGCATCGATGCGACCGTGATCCTCTATCGCGGGCCGAAGTCTGCCATCCAACTCGAATTCCAGCCGCTGTGGGATGACACCTGATGCCGTGGACGACACCCACGCTTGATGACCTGCGCTCGCTCAATCGCGACAACATCACCGCGAAACTGCGCTCGGGACCGATGGTCCCCAACAGCGTCTTGCGGGTGATGGCCGATGGCAATGCCGGTCTTGGCTATCTCACCCTGCTCTACGTCGATTGGCTGGCGCGGCAGTTGATGCCCGACACCGCCGAGACGGAATGGCTCGACCGCTTCGGCGTGATCTGGCTGACCAATTCCGACGGATCAAAGGGCCGGAAGACAGCAACCTATGCAAGCGGCGTCGCCAGCGTCACCGGCATTGCCGGCACCGTTTTGGACAACGCCACGATCTTCACCGGCACCGGCATCGCCGGCACCGTCACGCTGCAAACGACCGCCGAGATCACGGTCGGCGCCGACGCCACGCCGGTAAACTTCGTCGCGCTCGATGCCGGCGAGACGGGCTTGCAGGTTGGCGAGTCTTTGAGTTTTTCCGTCGCCATATCCGGCATCAACAATGTGGCGATCTCATCCATTGTCGATGGCATCGACAGCGAAGACGACGATCTGCTGCGCGGTCGCGTCTTGGATCGCATCCAGAAACCGCCGATGGGCGGCGATGCCGACGACTACGTCGCCTGGGCCAAACAGGTGCCCGGCGTCACGCGCGCCTGGGCCTCGCCTCTGGAAATGGGCATCGGCACCGTGACGATCCGCTTCATGATGGACGATGTTCGCGCGACCGATGATCCGACGACAAGCGGCTTCCCGACCGCCGACGACATCGCGACGGTGCAGGCCTATCTCGACAGCAAGCGCCCGGTCGCGGTGAAGGATTTTTTCGTCGTCGCGCCCATCCCCGAACCCATCGACTTCTCGATTGCCAATCTGGTCACCGACAACGCTGCTACGCGCGCCGCGATCTATGCGTCGGTCGAGGCCATGATCTTGGATCGAGCGCGGCCCGCGATGGCGGTCAATGGCATCACGCAGGACGCGCAGACGATCCATCAGGAATGGGTCAGCGCT